GAAATGATTGCTCAATATTTTGATACTGTATTTTTATACACTCAAGATATTACAAATAAATATAATGCTGATAACCGAGTAAATTACGGTGTATCAAAAGATATAGTAGCTGATATCTTAAGAGATATGGGTGTTAAAATTTATCAAAACAATTTTTCTACTAATGATCTATATTCAGCACTTTTAGGTTTTACCCCTTCAGGAAGTTTATATAATTTACCTTATACAACCGGTTCATTACCAACACCTGCGGGTTTTGAATATATTAACACGTATGTAACCGCATCAGCTACTGGATCATTAGTACCTACCGAAGATATAAATGCTGAAATTTATAAACGCATATATGCAAATTTACCTTATTTACTTAAGAAAAAAGGCACTGTAGAAGGTTTAAAAGCATTAGTTACTGTTTATGGTATCCCTGATACTATTTTACAAGTAAATGAATTTGGTGGACAAAATAGAATAGATGAAAATGACTATGATCTTTGGTTTGATCAATATAATTATGCCTATGATACTCTAGGTACTAACTATATAACATCTTCTTTTCTAGTTAATAGTTTATGGAATGTTCCTGTTCCCTTATCACTTCAATTTAGATTTCAAACCAGAGGTATTCCTACAAATACAGGATATTATTCTCAAAGTTTATGGACAAATGATACAGGAGCAGCTATTCGTTTAAGATATACAGGTTCAGGATATTCAAGTGGTTCATATTCGGGATCAATCCCAAACCCATATAATGAATATGTTAATTTAGATTTTATCCCAAATACTTCATCTCCATCAATTTCAGCAAGTGTATATTTACCATTCTTTGATAGTGATTGGTGGAATTTAATGGTTACTGCTGATACAACTACTGGTGATTTTATATTATATGCTGGTAATAAAACAACACCTGGAGGAAATTATAATACATACCAATTTTTAGCAAGTTCTTCAATAAATGGAGATGTTAATCCTTGGGAAAATGGAACTATAAGTTATTTTTCTTCTATTACTAATTTATCTTTAGGCAAAATATTCAGCGGTTCTTATCAAGAAATTAGATATTATAACGAAATTTTAACAGTAGATTCTTTTGAGGATTATATAATGTATCCTTATTCTATTGATTCAAACGGAGTAAATACATCACCCGATACATTAATATTTAGAGCAACTTTAGGAGGTGAATTATATACTAGCTCAATTTCAGTTCACCCTAAAATTACAGGTTCTTGGTCTACAACATCTTCATTTGTTTCTAATAGTAATTTCTATATAAGTAATACTTCAAGTTTTGTAAATAACAAAGAATTTGTTTACCTAAATCAATTTCCTGCAGGTATAAAAAATAGAGTTTCTAATAAAATTAGACAACAAAATGAAGTATTACCTTATAGTGGAAGTAACGAAATAAATTTACCAACAAATCAAGTATTATCCCCCTTTATTTCAGTTCAACAGAATGTTCCTGAAAGTGGTTCTTATACTCCAAACATTGATTATATTGAGGTAGCATTCTCCCCTCAAAATGAAATTAATAATGATATAGCAGGTCAATTGGGTTATTTTAATCTTGGCGAATATATAGGTGATCCAAGATTAGTATCTTCCTCAGCAGAATCATACCCAGCACTAAATGATTTAAGAAATTATTATTTTAAAAAATACACAGGTAATTACAATATTTGGGATTATATAAGACTTATCAAATATTTTGATAACTCTTTATTTAAAATGATCCAAGATTTTATTCCTGCAAGAACAAGTGCAGCAACAGGAATTGTAATAAAACAAACAACATTAGAAAGAAATAAATATCCTGTTCCACAAGCATCTCCTACTTCATCTATAGCATCTTATGGAAGTGGATCAAGTTCAAACATAACTTGGGATGTGCCATTTTTAGTAGAAAATTTACTAATTACTGGTTCTCCAATCCAAATGTATACCATTACTGGAAGCACAGGAGGAACTATGCCTAATTTATTTGGATTAACATCCTCTCAATACACAGGCAATAATGTAGTTAATATAACTCAAGTTTGGTCCGGTTCAACCCCTTCACTTTCAGGTTCAGTACCATTTACCCAATCTTCTCAAATTGAATTTTTTAATGGAGAATTAAGTGGTTCTTTTATTCAAGTAGATAATGGTGAACTAAATGAAGCTAATCCTGTAAAATATGCAAGTACTCAAGTATTATCTTATGCTAGTTCAGGATCAACATCTACAACCCCTCCCGTAGGAACTTTTACGTGGCAATCATTAATTGGTTATAATGGAATAGCTTATTCTTTATATGTAAGTTCTCTTTATATAAATGAAGTAGATTTAAATGGAATTAACATTCAAGAATCCTTAGGAAATTTGGGAGCCGGAGATACTCTTATTTTTAAAGTTACAGGTGATGTATTTGACCCAGCTACAAGTAATGATTATGCATATACAAATCCAGTAGTAACTGGATTAATTACCTCAATAAATGCTGTTTCCCCTACAGTATGGAAAATTAATTTTAGTACAAATCCACTTTATCAAGCAACATATTATTATAGTACTATTAATCCATATCAATTATCTTGGACTGATAATGAAGGAGCTAATAGTAGTACAACCTTCTTTATGAATCCTTATATTGGTGAGATTCCTAACTGGAACAATTCATATTATAATGTTTTAATAAATAATGCTGTTGTAAGTAGACCAAATGATGAATTTTTTGATGTTGATTATACTACAAGTGGTATAGTTGCTGTAAATAAAAATGTTATTTTAAGTGCTTCTAGAGGTACAGGAAGTGCAACACCATCAACAGTACCTGCTTCAAATTACACAACAGCAAGAATTACAAATCCAAGATATAATGGAAGTAGAATATCATCCCCTAATTTTAACGTAATTAGTGGAAGTCAATTACCATCCGTTGAAAGATTAACTTCATATTTTATTTATTCTCCCGGAGGTAATGGAAATACATTAGCAGAAAGATCAGGAAGTGGTAATTATAAAGTTGGTTGTATTGTAGATGAATTAGGTAATGTTATTCAACCGGATGCCTCAAGCTCAATTTATCTACCATCATTTTTAGATGCCTTTGGTGCTGATTCTTCTATAATATTATCTCCCACTACTAACCAAACACTTTCAACAACAGAATATACTGTATATAAACCAGCAGTAATATCAAATATTATTTTATATAATGATACGGGTTCATTAGGAACTAATACTTTAATTAGTGGAACCTATTCAAGTATATATTTCACCCCAACCCCAGGGGCTTATACAGATCCATTCCAAGCTCTTATTAACCAAAACATCAATTACAATATTAGTAATGGTAATGCACAAACTGCAAGTTATAATGATGTAAGTTTAGATCAAGCCCAATGGTGGAATTTATCATCTAATAATTTTTATGTATCTGAATCATCATTATATAGAGCTAAAATTAGTGCATCTGTTACTATAAACAATAGTAATGGGGGGCCTGTTGAAGTCCAATTATTAAATAACTCTACAGTTTTAGCTACTAATACGCAAACAGGTCCTGGAGTTACAACTCATACTCCACAAGTTTTATTACTCCCTAAAGAAGGAGATAAATATTGGGTAAAAATAAATAACCAATCAGGAGGAACAGTTACAGTAGATGCTGTTGGAGGTGGAGATTTTTTCAGTATTACACCTTTAACATCCTCCGTAACAGCAAGTTCCCCATGGTTTACTACGGGAACAACAATATCAAGTATTTTAACGTCATCCGTCAATTTAGGTTCAGCTTATTTTGGGGGAGGATATAGTCAAAATGGAATCGCTAATAGTGGGTTTGATGCCCCAGTCCCGTTAACAATCCAACAGTATGATGAGATTAGATTTGAAGGAAAAGAATCAAAAGTTGCTTTAATTGTATCTTCATCAACAAATAATTCAGCAACATCCCCTCGATTCTTTCTTCATCTCTCAGAACCAATAGATACAACCTCAATTAATATAAATTATTTTGCATTTAGGAGATGGATATTTGCCTCAGATAATTTACTAATTAATTCTCCTGGAACATTAATGGGTGCAGGTTTAATATTACCTAAATATCAATCCCAAGCACTTGTTAAAAACTTACCGTCAATTATTGAAAATCTTACAAATAAAGGCATAATTTCAACAACATAATTAAAATTTTATATATTTATAACAAAATAATAATAAAAAATGGGATATTTAAATAATACCGTAGTAACAGTAGACGCAATTTTGACGGACACAGGTCGTCAATTACTGGCCCAAAATGATGGTCAATTTAGAATTACTCAATTTGCTTTAGCTGATGACGAAATTGATTATACTCTTTATAATCCAAATCACCCCTCAGGTTCTGCTTATTATGGACAAGCTATTGATAACATGCCGTTGTTAGAGGCATTTCCTCAAGCAACACAAACAATGAAATATAAACTTGTAACTTTACCTCGTGGAACAGCTAAAATGCCTATTCTTGATTTGGGTTACACAGCAATTGTAATTAAACAAGGTGCTTCATTAGCAATTACTCCTCAAACATTAAATTATTTAGGTGGTAATACTTATGAAACCGCTGGGTACACAGCAACAATTTCTGATATTAGATTATTTTCAACATTTGAAGGTGTAGGTATTAATACTCCTGCAGTTCAAGCTTTAAATTTATCAAATCAAATTACAACATTAGGTACCTCAGTATCAAGAACAGTAGTAGGTACTACAATTAATATGAGAGCTACCACCATAAATACATTATTTGGTTCACAAACATCACTACAATGTACTTTAACAGTAGAAGGTAGAGATTCAGGAGCAAGATTAACTATCCCAGTAACAGTAACACAAGTATCTTAAAATATAGACCATGTCATTTAAAAGATTAGAAGCTGACGATTTTGTAGTAAGTACGGATTCAATTTCATCTACATTATTTTCAAATAATTCCCCATCATTACCCTCAGTATTTACATCATCAGCACAAGTTGGTGGTTCTTCAGGCACATATTATGTAAATGTGTACAATTCAGCAACTACTGAATCTATCCAATTTGCAATTGCTTATGGTAATTTAAAAGGTAGTGGAAGTTTAAATTATAATTTAGCAGTTGATGGTTATTCACCAACAAGTACAATTTATGGCCAGTGGCAAGATTTAGTAATTGGTGATGAAAATACTAATTTTACCTTTGGTACTGTAACAGGATCTGAATTCTTTGCTTTAACTATGGAAAGAGCAAGATATAAAGATTCATTATTCTTAGGTTCATTATCTTTAACCCTCTCAGGCAGCTCAGGCTCAATTACATTAACTGATAATAGCAATTATGTAACAGCCGTACAATACACAGGAGGTGGAACTAGAGTATTCCAATTAATTTCAGGTTCATTTGGTGTTGCAGCAACTGGTTCACTTACAAATTCAAACGGATATTCAATCAACTCAGGTTCTTATGGTTGGTTATTACCTGATATTGGAACTATTATTTTGAACCCAATGGCCTTAGCTGATTTTTATACTAGTGGAGGAATTGGTTTAGGATATAGTGGTTCATATGCTTGGGGTAATAGAGTAGTAGTTTCAACAGGATCTCAATCTCCTGCAATAAGTGCTAATCTTTCATTACTTACAGCATTGAGTCGTTCATTATCAACAGGTGGAGCAAGTGCTGATTTTTACTTAAATTCTCAAGAATCAATTACCTCAGATTTTATATTTGTAAGACCAAGAACCTCAGAATTTAATTACTCAGAAAACCCATCATTTATTTCGGGTTCAACAGGTGAGGTATTATATTCTTCATTTATTAATAATCCGCAATCATATATTACAACCATTGGATTATATAACGATACAAACCAATTATTAGCTGTAGCAAAACTTTCAAGACCCCTTCCTAAAGATTTTACTACAGAAGCTCTTGTTCGTGTTAAGCTAGATTTCTAAAATGAATGAGCGCATACAAACAATTTTTAGCATCAGATATAACGGTTATACCGTTTGAAGTAAATAAGTCCTTTTCTTATAAAGGAAACGAACTTACTGGATCTGATGTCACTATTAATAGATTTTTAGGAACTAACCTTTCAGGCACTTTATTTAATTTAAATACTGATCCTACAACAGGGTATGATAATTCTCAATATCAACGTTTAATATATTCTTCAGTTCAGGAATTATATTACTCAAACCATATAAGTTCTAGTTATAATGACTCCGCAAACACAGGAAGTATTCTCCCTGGTGCTAATACAGCTGGGGATGTACTTACAGGAACTCCTCAATCAGATGGAAGGTATTGGAATTATAATCAAACTACATTAACATTTGAAAAATATTTTCCAACAGCTTCAAATGATGTTGTAGGTGTAATGTCTGTTCCTTCCCGTTTATATGGTAATTATATTGTACCAACTTCTTTTAGATGGAGTTGTCCAAGTGGTTCAATTTATGATGATGGAGAAGGTAATTTAATATTTTCATCCTCAGGTGAAATTTGTGGACAAATATTTTACCCTCACGGATTAGCTGTAATTACAAGTGATTCTAATCCTGGATTGGATGGATATGGAACAGGTACTTATGGCTCAGCTTTATATGGAATTGGAGATACTACCGTTGTAGAAAATTTTGTTACTTCTTCTAATGTAACTTGTTCATTTTCTTCATCTCTAATTATTTTTGAAAGTCAATATAAATGCACTATTAGAGAAAATGAATTTACTCTTACATTAAATCCTTCAGCCCTCTCAGGTTCACAAGGATACATGTATGGTTTTGTAACAGCATCATATTTTAATCCTTATGTAACAACAGTAGGACTTTATGATGATGAACAAAACTTATTAGCAGTTGGGAAATTATCTCAACCTCTACCGACATCAACAACAACCGATACTACAATACTTATAAACATAGATAGATAATTATGGCACAAATTACAGCATCTTCAAATATAGCAAATGGTAATATAATCCAACCATCTGATATTTTACCTTTATACCAAGCAATGACTTCCGGAGGAAGTTACAGTGTTTCTCTTAGTGGAAGTATAACAGGTTCATCAACTACAGCTCTTAATGCTTCTAAACTCAATCCACTCCCAGATACTACTAATGCTAATCGCCCATTAATATTTGTATCTACTTCTAGTGCAGATTATGAACAAACATTTAAAGCAAATAGTGGTAAATGCACTTATAACCCATCTACAGAATTATTAACAGTAACTTCATCATTTGCCGTTACTGCTTCTTATGCTGCTAATGGTGGTACAACAAACCAAATAATTCAACAACAATCAGAAAGACTTACTGCAGGTGTTCAAGATAGTACTTTTAAATTTATTTGTGGTAGTGCTCTAGCAAGTGGTGGTGTAGCAACTACAAGTGCTTATTCATTGTTGAGTGGGAAAGTACTTGGTACTAATGTCTTTGTAACAGCAACAATAAATTCAAACACAGCAACAACAGGAAATATAGTAGTTGTAAAAGCCCTTGCCGGAGGATCACTTACTTTTAATACAGCCGGAGGAACAGGAACAGAAACAATTTTCTATCAGGCCTTTATTTTACAATAAAATAAAATTTATGAAAAATTGGTTATATAATAATAATGAGATTACATCCATAGAGGAATTACCTCAAGATGCTTTTGGTTTTATATACATTACTACTCACATTCCAAGTGGGGTATCGTATATCGGTAAGAAATCGCTATACCACAATATAAAACGCAAATTAACCAAAAAAGAATTGGCCGAGCAAACCGGTAGAGGCCGCAGACCTACAACTCAAGTAATCCAAAAAGAAAGCGATTGGAAAACATATTTTGGTTCTGCAAAACCCATTTTAGAAATTATTAAAGATGGTAAAGTAGATGAATTTGAACGTCAAATTATCCAAGTAGTAAACAATAAAAAATTATTAACATATTACGAGTGCAAGTACTTATTTAAATATGGTGTATTAGAGCATCCATTAGAATATTTCAACGATAATATCCTTGGAAAGTTCTTTACACGTGACTTTGGTTTATCAAAAGAAGATTAGTATATTGACTATATGTTAAATCAATCTCTAATTGCACTGAC